TAGTCTTTCCTTATGGGCAAGGCTTTGCTAGAAAGACTGGTTCTGCCAAATTAGAGTACTTGCCCCATAAAAAGTCTGGTAGCTATGTAAATCTATCGGCTAAAAAGAATTATGAACTAAAAGCTCAAAAGACACAATACAAAAACTTTGCTAAGACTTATGCTGCAATGGTTATGGCAGGTCATGTAGATTATAACGTACTTGGTAAGGTATTTGATGTAAATGAGCCACAACCTATGGCAAAAGCCAAAAGTCTTTTAAAGAAGGAGTATATGCAAACAATGGTAAAGAATGAAATAACCGAAGTATTAGCAGATAAGAACGTAGACCCATCAAGAGTAGTAGATATGATTAACGATGCGTTCATTATTGCAAAAGAGAAGAATGATCCAGCTAATATGCTTAGAAGTGCAGAGAACTTTGTAGATATGCTTGGCATGAAGCAAAAGAAGAATGAGCAGAAGTTTACAGAGATAGAAGGAGAATCCATAGACTACGAGGAGATACAGAAACAAATTGCAGGATAGGATATACGAAGTCGAGGACTTGACCGACTTTGATACATATAAAGA